TTTACCGCCCATTAAAATTCGCCCTTTAGAGAATGTCATTAATGATACTAATTGGGATTCGTAAAATAAACCAATTTTAACTTTAGAATTAACATTCCCTTGAATATGGTTATTCTCTAAAAATATTTTTGATTCTTTAGAAGTAATTTCTTTTATTTCACACTTTCTACCATAAAGTCTATTTGGTATTTTATTTAATTTACTCAATAAAATAGATTTTACAATATCTTGTTTATATAACCATTCATCCTCAAAAATATGAATTAATTTAATCCCAATCTCATTACATTCATTAGTCTTTTGTAGATGATAACCCATAGTCTTAAATAATTCATTATGCCAATAAACACCATTCATTTCAATACCCAAGTTATATTCCGGTAAAAAAATATCAATTTCAGTTCTTTTATTTGTAATTTTTTTATTTGTTTCGTAATTCACATTGAGACTATCTAAAAAATCACATATTTCATTCTCATATCCACTTCTACTTGAAAACCCTATAGGGTTACACTCAACACATATGTCATAACCCCTTTTATGTCTTTCATATAAAAGTTGTTTAGAAAACTCACTATTTTTTCCACAATTAACACAAGTTATAACAACTTTTTCTTTTTTTATATCAATAAAATTAACATCCGGATATAAACTCTTAAAAGTTTCATTAATTTTATTTTTATAATGATTACTCTTACTGTAATTTTCATCACCATATAATTCTAAACAAGTTTTTTTGGTTTTGTCAATATTATTGTAATTCTCATCACCATATTTCTCAAGTCTAGTTATTTTACTTTTTTCAACATTATTAAAATTTTCATCACCATATTTTAATAATTTAGTCTCTTTTTGTTTTTTAACAAAGTCATTATGTTTAGGGTAAAAATCAACACCGTATTTTTGTTGGAAGGTTTTACTTTGTCGTTTCATCATCTCACCCTTATTGTCGTTAATACAAATTAATGAACAAAAATCCCCATATGGTTTGTCAAATCTATTTCTAAAAGAAATATCACTCCCACAGGTTAAACATTTAGGTCTCTCCGTTAACTTATTATAATAAAACCATATTTTCTCCTTAAAAGACATCTCAAGGTCTAATTTAGTAGTATACTCAATAATTGAGTTGTAAACTTGGGGGTAATTTTTAGATAACCACTTTTCCGTGGTTTTATACCCTGATTTGTTATCGGTTGTAAAAAAAGAAAAATCCATATACCATCATATTATTATATGATAAATATATAGATTTTTTATTTGGTTGTAAAGGTTATGTATTTTTTTAGTAAACTAATATACATCTATCCATACGGATTTGAGCAGTGATTGACGCTAATTGGTCGGCACCGTACCCTAATGAATCAAAGTTAACATCCATTAACCAAGAACCTTCAAGTATCCATTTTTCAACAACAACACCAGTTGGGTCTAACATCTCAAGGTCAATATTTTTCTTGTATCCTGCAGCGTAACCCATACGACCTGTTACTGATTCAGCACATAAACGAACCCATTCCATTAACGCTTGTGAAGCAGAAGGACCAATCGGGTCTCTAAATTTAACAGTAATTGGTGACCATGTAAATCTACCCGCAACATAAGTTGATGTATTTAAAAATTGAACCTCCGTTGAATTAATAGTGATGTGTGGTCTTGCAGCAGTTTCAACGAACCATTCGTTAATTCCCAATGTTGATGGAAATCTCATTATAAACCTATTTTGTCTTTTTGGTTCGTAAGGAACCGGCATTTTCATTAATAAATCCGCCATAATATTTTTTTGTTAGTTTTTATTTTATTATTTACTATAAATATCTTAAAATGTTTTTTATTTCGTATATTTACTTTTTTTAGTTCAATACTATATATTAAATATCTAATTTATTAATTAATATTCTTTTTTAGTTCCTGTTGATGTTAAATATGTTTTTAAAATATTATCAGGTTCTTTCTCAAAATGTTTTTTAACTGTTTCAACATTTCTAATATCATCATCTGAAAATCCAATAGTTGGTAAAAAGTGATTACTTATTTTATTTTTTAATAAAGCTTTCTTTTGTAATGAATTAGACACTTCTTTAACATAAGAAATAAATTCTTTTAATGCTTTAATTTTTCCTTCTTCCGGATTAGTCGCTGAACCTTCACCATAAGTCACAGGATAAAATTTACATAAATCCAAATATTCTTTAATCATTTCTCGTTTAGATAGTTGTTCTTCGTCAGCTAAATGTCTATATTTTTCTAAATTTCTAACTAATTCGTTAGAATCAATTCCGTTAAAATTTGACACTATATAATTATAACACGCTTCTTTTAATACCGAAGGTGTATGACCTCTAGCAGTAACTATTGAGAATATTGAACCATTATTAATTGCCTCAACAAAATCAGGCCAAGCTGGTCCTATTTTAGCTAACATAGCGTCAATAATGAAATCTTTATCTCCAGTTACTGTAAAATTTCTAAAAGGTAATTCTGCAAAACCTACTATAGTATGACCTTGATATTCAAAAGGTTCTTTTCCAACTTCAGTTCTATATTCAGCGAAATCTTGTGTTGACATCCCCACTTCATCACCATCCTCATCTTTAAGAATGATTTTTGTTGGCATTGTAACAATGTTATCATCCCAATCAAAAGCATAATACTTCATATCAGGAGTTCCATAATCATCAATACCCTCTTTTAATTTGTTTTTAAGTCTCATACTTATAAATATACAGTAAATAAAAAAACCCTCCGATTAAAGAGGGTTTTTTATAAAAAAATCTATTAAGTCTATTAAATATTCTCAAAAGACGCTCCAGTTGGAGTAATGTAGAATGTAATATCAATGAATTCTAAAGATTTAGTTGGTTTGATGTAAATCTTACCTGTCATTTGATTTCTATCTAAATCAGCAGCGTCTGAAGAAACCGATACTCGGAAATCATAAAGACCTCTATCTCTTCTGATAGCATCTAAAATAGGGTTAACCGCATCTAAGAAATCTTGTCTTACTTTTTGGTCATTTTGTTCAAATAACAATCTTACAGACACAGCAGAAATTAATTTTCTCGCTTGTAACAATAATCTTCTAACATTAATTCTGTCAAGAGCTGATTGTTTAACTTGTAATGTTTTATTACCCCAAATTACAGTTCCAACGTCAGAGAAGGTTGCGATAGGGTTGATTCTACCATTATAAAGTGTATCTCTATCTTCTTGAGTAAGTTTCTTTCTCGCTTTAACAGCATTAACAATACCTCTTGTATAACCGGCTGCCGCAAACCAAGGGAATGCGATGTTATCAGTTAAAGCTAAGTTTCTTGTTACTTCCGCTGTTGGTGGTAAATAGATTTGAGTGTTATTAACACTATCTCTAGTTAATACCCAAGGATAGTAAGTTGCAGTGTAGTTAGAGTCAATACCTGTTTGGTCTAAGTTATCTACCGCTTCTTGTGGGTAAATTAAATCAGTTGATTCACCTACTGATGGTACAAACATATTATAATCTGGTGTTGTTGCAATATACAATGAGTCAGCTCTATTAAACTCAATCATTTCAATCGCATCTTCAACCAAATTAGAATTATTTACATAATCAATACCTGGTGTTACAAATATATTAATATTTACCGATTCAGGATTAGAGAAAGTTCTTTGACCTAATAAATAAGCGTAATAATCTGTATTAGCCCAATCTTGACTATTGTCTCCAACAGTAATTTGTTTAAATGCACCCCAACCTGTAGCTGAAGGATATTTAGTTGAACAACTAGCACTTGCACCATTTAAATAACCAGTTTTTCCAATAGCAAATCTATCTGAATTTGTTCTTGATTCTCTATAGATATCCCATCCGTCAAAACCTCCTTGAACTAACAATGAGAATTTACGAGCGTATAATCTGTAATATGGATTAGATTCTGAAGTTGGGTCAGATGTAAAATCTGCACTACCAACAAAGAATGCTGGAGTTCCACTAGTTGAGAATGTATTAGGAATTGTAATACCACTCGCGTTTTTATCCATGTGGAATCCTTTTGTTCTGAAAGACCAATC